CGTCTCTCGCGAGCTCCTGGGCACTTACATTGCCTTCTTCCGAAACGCCCTTTTGGCCGACTGGAAGCAAAAGCTGGCCCTGCCCAGCACCTCCACCTACTGCCTGAAGACCTGGGAGAAGCTACTCCCCTACGAGATTGAGTTCCTCATCATCGACGAGCTCTCGCAGTGCCCCCCAGGCTTCCTGGACTTCGTCGTGACCCAAAACCCACGACTTCAACGCATTATCACCCTCGGCGACGTTTGCCAGGGCCAGTGGAACAGCGGGAAAGCCGACCCCCTGGAAATCGACTCTCTCCCCACCGCCATCACAACTGTGCTTCCCTGCAGCACACCATACATCAACTACACTCGCAGGCTCCCCATCCTTCTTTCCGCCCGTATGGGCATCACCACCCTTTCGGAGGTGCAGGGCACGATCACCTGCTCTCATCGCCTCCGCAACCCCAAAAAATGGACGACTCTCATCCCGTCCACACATGACGTGACACGCTGGAAGGAGCTCACCCAAAGCGCCAACGTTTTCACCTTCACCTCCCCCCAGGGCCGCGAGTGGGACCACATTCAAGTGGTGGTCACACCCGCGGCTCTTCTGGGTTGTGCCGACGAAGCCTGGTGGACGGCGCTCACCAGAACAAAGGCGGACCTGCATTTCGTCATGGTCGTCGGCGTCGAGCAACAGATGCTGCGGTCCCGCCGCATCCTCGGCGCCGCCCTCGGGCTAAACCAGCCCTTCGATCGCTTCCGCGCCTTCCCTGCGATGGCCGCTTGCCCGCAGTTTTTCCACCAAAGACCGGCGGAAGTCTTCGGCTGCGGTCTCCGCACTGTCGGCGAGGAGGTTAGCACGTGGAACAACTCCCGCCTCGACGACCTCCCCCCAGCGCTCCGGGCCTTGGTGCCCACACTCACAATTCCCGACCAGCTGGTCGATCGCCTCCTCTCCGCGGACCCCCTCGAACCCGTGGCCGCCACGCACCTCCCCGCCCCCATCCATCCTTTGAACTGGTCGGAAATAGATCCACCAGCTCCCCGTGAGGAGCGGGAACTTTTTTGGGACGGTGAGATGGGCGGCCAGTACCCCGACACCCGTGGCACCAAAACCGCCGTCCACGATTTGGGGTCCGCTTTCCCCATCCAAAGTGCGTCTCATGACGCCACTCTTTTCCCCACCGCCGTCGCCAAACGCATCCGCTTCAGAAGCGCGGCGGAGAACACCTACCGTTTCGCGCACAGCGCTGTGCTGGCCCCCGTCGTGTTCGAGCGGTTTCGCGAGCACTACGGTCTCCCCGAGGACCCCCCCCCCTTTGAGCCAGAGATTTTCGCAGAGTGCATCGTTGAGAACACCATGCGCAAGCTCGAGAAACCGCTTGCTCAACTCATCGCCAACGCACGCCGCGCCGACGCCGACTGGGCCGTGGAGTACATCCACCTTTTCGTCAAGTCCCAGCTGAAAGCGAAAGCCGAGACCCTCGGCCACAAACTCCGTGCCGACGACGATGACCCCCTTCTCCCCCAAGCGGTCCGGGCCAAAGCCGGCCAAACCCTCGCCACATGCGCTGACGAGAACATCTTAACCTTCGGCCCCATGGCCCGCTATCTGGTGCGCGCAGTCACCAAACACCTACCCGCCGAGGTTTACCTTCACGGCGGAAAAACCATTGAGCAGCTCGATTCTTGGGCCAAGACTCACGCGCGCGCAGGCGACTCTTTCACCTGTGATTTCACCGCGTATGATCAGTCCTGCACCGAGGAAACCCTTGGGTTCGAGGTCTGCCTCGCCGAGTACTTCGGCATCCCCCCAGACCTGATAGGGCTCATGGTCTGGGTGAAACTCAACGCCCGCACGCAGCTTGGCCCCATTGCGGTCCAACGACTCACCGGGGAGGCCTTCACATACGCCTTCAACACCTTCTGGAACATGGCCTATATGGCCATGCGCTACGAGGTGCCCCCCGACTGCCCCCGCTGCTTCAGTGGTGACGATTCGTTGTTTTACGACGTCATTGCCGAGCGTAAATCCTGGCCTATGATCGAGAGCTTCTTCACCCTTGAGGGCAAAACTCTCGTGACGCCCGTGCCAGAGTTCTGCGGCTGGTACCTTTACCCCGTGGGCGCGATCCGCAACCCCGCGCTTCTGGCGCTCAAAATTGCCTTCCGGCAGACCCGAGGCGAGCTGGCCGCCGTCCTCGACTCTTACTACCTGGAGGCCCTCTTCGCTCACCGCAAGGGCGATTTGCTCGTCGACACCCTCCCGCCCCTCGCCCAGGAGGCCCAACGCTGGGTCATGGACTTCTGCCACCAACACGCCAGCATCGTCCATCACCTCACGCACGCGGGCGTCCGCAACAAGCAGCACCACCACATCCCGCTGCATCTCCTCCCGTCCTCCCTCCAATGACGGTCAGGGCCGTCGTGCGGAACCCCAATAACCCTTTTTATTGTGATCCCCACGACATGGCCGCCGC